GCTCCCAGCGCGTATGCGTTCGGGATCAATGCGCCAATCTCGAGTTCGTCCCAAAGGTGCATCCTGGGTCCGAGGGTCATTTTCGACGGCTTGACGACGGCGCACTTTGCAGCGGTAAGCGAGCGTCCGTCCTTGGTCTGGACGACAAATGGAAGATTGGTGGACGGGAACAATTGAGCCCCGATGCCGTAAAGGGTGCTATTGGGGTCGAGGAACGGCATGAAGCAGTTCAACTGCGGGATGATGTTAGACAGGGATGCGCGTGGTTTGATCTTGATCGATCCCCGCAAATCCTTCATCCGCTGCGCCAGTGTTCCACGGGTGTTGCTGTCCTGGTCGAATGTTTCGATATTGCTGCCAACACTCCAATCGTCGTATGCGGAGAGAGTGAGTGAATTGAAGGTGCCGTAAGCGCCTCCCCTTGGATAGACTGTTTCGGACATAAATTAGTGACCCTCCAGTTGGCTTGCAGCGATTTGTAATTTGTGAAATTCCTCTTGTAAGTGCTCGATCTCAGCCGTCTTGTCCTGCTCAGGGGATGCGGATGGGTTGAGGTATTCATGAAAGCCTTTGGGCTCCTTCTTCGCATCCAAATCGGCTTGCAGCGATTTGTAGGCGGCGGCGCGTTTTGCTTCATCGGACTTTTGCGCGGCAATGGACGCCGCTTTCTGTTCCGCAACCGCCTTTTCCGCGGCTTCCTGTTCGGGTGTTAGTTTCATGGTGTGTTCCTAGGTGGTGTTGAAAGTTGAACGTCGAAATAAAGCTCTTTGATGTCGTAACCCTTTAATTCATCGCGGTCTGTGGCGATGTCGCGGCTGGGGCGCGTGGCCGGCATGATTGAGCCTGCCACGTTGACGATGTCTGTCGGAACGGTTTTTTCCTTCAAAGCCGCGTGAATCCTCTCGGCCATGAATAGGGCGCTTAACCCGGTCCCCTGCGCGCTCAAATTGATCTCGGGATTCTCGGCAATCAAAATGCAGATCGTGCAAGTGAACCGGCATGATGCGCTCTGGCTTTGATCGGATACAAAGTCCGTTGACATATCCACGGAGATTGAGATTCCCACCCTCGATACTGCCGCGTTGATGGCGCTTACCAGCGTTCCTTTGACCCTGCCGAATATCGAGCTCTGCGGGATTCCGCCCACAATCTCCACCACTCCGGGCGAGGAAAATGTGGTGAGCGGGTTAAAGCCGCTCTGGGCACTAACGAAATCAGGAAAGGTCTGTAGGTACGCCACAAGCCATGCCCGAAAAGTTTCCATGTTGCCGGGAGGATTCATAGCGGGGCAACCCAATCCTCCCAGAGTGCTTCATTGATGCTGGCTTGTATCAGCGGGATATTCTCGGCAATGCCGGTGTGGATCGGAGCCCTGGCCGGAATGTGCATTTCTCGGTCATGCGCCTTCACTGCAATTTCCCCGATGGTCTTTCGCCGGGTGCGCTTCCGGCCGTATTTGTACCGATTCCGAGTGTAGGAGCGAACATGCACCTCGCCATCGAAACCGGCTTCATGGACGCCGGCGTAAGACGCATCGGTATGGATGGCGGTGGTGACGGTGCGGCCTTCGATGACGGGTGGCACCGCCACGGTGGTTGTGGCGAGGTAATGAGTCACGCGACCCAGGCGATGCTCTGATACCGGAAACGGCCCCCTGCCGGTCAATCGGTTCTCTATCGTGGAGAGAGTTATTTTCTTCGTCGCCGCATCCTGGCCCCTGGCGATTGATTGCATTTGCGCCTCTGGATAGGCTTTCAGCCGCGCCAGTGTCGCAATGCTTTTTTCAGTAAACTCAATGGTGATGGTTGGGATCATGCCGCGAGTTCTATGCAATGGCAGTTAATGACGTTCTCAGGGCTGCCTGATTCGTCCCCGGGGTACATGAGTTCCTCACCCATCACTGTGAATGGCTCACCTATTGGCACGGTCTGTCCATGGGCCTCGATATGGGCGGCGCGGGAATTGTCAAACGCGCACAGCCATCGTTTTGACTTGATGGTCGGCGCCTGTAGGAGCCCTTGATGCCGCGCGTACCCATAGGCCGCGGCAGTCTCGGTGCTGGCGATAGTGCGGGCTCGTCCATCCTCAATTCCGGCAAACGCCTTTTTGATGCGGTCGGCGAGTTCGTTGCGGCTATCGCCTTCCTCGCGGCCTTGAAGGTATGCAGCACGTACCTCGTCCCATATCTCTTGTGATGCTCCGGCAAGGAAATTCTGCCGTCCCGCGATAAATCGTTTCACATCGTCGCCTGGGAGGGTGAAGCCAGATTCGGGGGCTTCCCCCTCTCCAAGCTCCTCGAAAAGTTGCGTCCCGGCATCGTCGAGTATCCCGGCGTACTCGCGGGATACTGCGCTCATCAGGCTTTCAGCGAAGTCTTTTTGATCGAAGATTACATGACTGCCATCGTCTTTTGCGTTGGCTTGCCAGGGTTCCCATGGGGTTATTTCCCTCATTTTGCGCAAGGTGTCACGCTGCGCCCACTGAAGGTGAAATTTGATTATGGAATGAAGCCGGTCAATTAAAGGCTGACGCGCCTTCATGTGTGCTTCGTGTAAAGATTTCTCTGGATTTCTAGAGTTCAGAAACTCTCGGGCGTTACGCTGAATGGTAATGGCGCACATCATAGTAGTCCGTTTAATTGAAAACGGTCGAGAGAGTAGGGACTTCCCATCAATTTATTAGTAACTACATCAACGGCGCTTTCGGCTTGCATTTCGGCGTCACCGTCCGGCGTGTCTGGTTGCTCGAATCGAGTCTGGTTATCCTCAATTTCCTTGAGCCTCCTGTCATCACGCCGCTGATCCTCCCGCTCGTCCTCCGTGAGTTCATAGGGTATGCGTTTTTTGAGTTCGCGAATACAAATTCGTACCGCCAACCGCTTCAAACTATTCGGTATTTTGGTGGCATCCTGGTCGAGTTCATTGCCCGCGCTGATTCGAGCCCGTATTTCAGCAATTGCATCCGCTATAACCTCCGTTGCAGGGTTATTGCCAGAACCGATGCTCTGGCTTATCGCGGTCAGCACAAACTCTTGCCTGCAATTCGCAAGCAAATCGTTTTGCGTGATGGTAGTCCAGTTCGCCATTGTGGTATGCGCTCATTTCAACCCCCGGGCCCGGGAAAGGGCTCGGGGGTTGCTTATGAACGAATCCGCTTAGGAAATCGTGAACTGGTTCAAGCCAAGCGTGGAGACCACGCTAATCAGCTCGTAATGTTCGACGGTGATGTCCACCAGCTTGCTTGTGACCTGCTGGACGTACACGCGCCAGGGGCCGCCGCTATCAGTCATGCTGTAAAACCGTTTCACGTTCGTTGGGTCTTCCACGTCAACGCCATCCAATGCGTAAAGCATCAGGACGTAGTTACCTAAAACCTCGGCGAGCGCGGCGCCCGCGGAGCTGTATCGCTCACGGCTCACGTAACCCATGACGCCTCCAAGCCAGTCGCCCACCTGTTGCGGAGTCAATGCCGCATTTGCGTAGGCGCCGGCCACATTCTGCGATCGATACCCAGTGAGGCGCTTGCTCCACGCGGAATCGCCCCACATGACGCGGTTGGGGCGGATGCCGCCGGCGCTGGTGGCGGTGACAAGTTGCGTGTTCACGTCATTGTCAGGATCCGGGCTTCCGCTGCTCCACGTCTTGTTGTTGTTTGTGGCGCCCGCTGAAATCAGCGTAATGGCACGACGGAGCGAGTTGCGCAGGATGCGGCGTTTCAGCTTCTCCACGATACGCGCCTGGTAGGCTGGAAGCCCTCCGGCAAGCGGGCTATTCGGGTACGGAGACCGCGGTTATCCGTGCGGGCGTGAATTTCAGAGCCCGTGTAGATGACGCTTGGAAACTCCGCGCCGATAGCGCGGAGGTCGTCATAAGTCCCTTCGGACAGAAACTCCTCCACGTTTACCCATGATTTATACGTGAACCGCCGAGGAGTTGGGACCGGCGGAGCCAGAAAATCAAGGGTGGCCTCGATGTTGTTTGGGTCGCGCCATCCAATCGCATAATTGGTTAGCGGCTCGTCGAAGTATTGCTGAGTAAGGATCGATTCGTTGGCGAAACAGATTTCGCCCGGACGGATTGAGTCATTCGCGGCTGGTGCATTCGCGAGTTCAGCCTTGAACCCGCGCTCCGCCGCCGCGATGCGGGACATAGCCGCGCGATGGTTCTGGCGAAATTCCCCGTATGTCATGGGAGCCACGGTTGGTGCTTTGGTTTTAGCCATAAAATTGATCCCAGTTTACGGGACGTTCCTCCATGTGCCAGGACTCCCGGCGGTGCCGCAAATAATGAGGGTGCCGGAGCTGCTTAGCCCCAGTTGCCCTACAATCGCGTTGGTGCCGGTGGTTCCCGGAAGGGTTCCGGTTGTTAGGAGCTGGGAGGTGCTGCTGACAATGGGCCCGCAAATGCTGTTAAGCGCCCCGTTGCTTCCACCCGTCAGCGCAATGCATCCGTAATTGGTTCCTCCGGCGATGACGGACCATCCATTTGTGCCTCCGGTTCCAGGCAGGTTGAACGCTGCGGTTCCGGTTCGCAGCGGAATAGCCGTATCATATTGGCCAGCCCGAACATGTGGCAGCGCGATCAAGATGGCGATACCAGCCAGCATGAGAACGATTCCAATTTTTTGAAGTGTGTTTTTCATTGGGTTATACTCTGCTTTTAGGGTTAGGCCACGGTGACTTGGAAGGGGAATGAGGGAATCACCTCAATTGAGTCTCCAGACCCGGTGACTGTGCCAACGGCCGCTTTTCCCACCACGTAGTAGGTTCCATTAGCGGCGGTTTTAAGCGAAAGAATGGTGCCCCCGACTGCGGGATAAACGTAGTCGTCAATGTTAATAGTGCCACCGGCCACCATTCGCTCGGTGTCCTGGTTCATCCCCAGCATGACGCCATGAAGCGGATACGAGGAAGGGGCGGTGTCGGTGGTTG